CTCGCCGTCACCTGTTTTAGCAGGGGGTCGTTGTAGCGATGCTTGCGGAGCGTTCTCTGCATCGCCCGCAGGAGCGCCTTGTTTTTTGTTGTCAGGACTCGGCTGTCCAAGTCCGAGTCCGAGGGTTTGCTGTTCTGCTCTTTTGCCATGGGTGCGCTCCATTCCCGCCTTGACGATTTGCTCGGGCGTGATCGCCGGAACCTCATCCTCACCGAAGATGCCAGGGCGAGCTTCCGCCTTTTGCGCTTCCTCGGCATAGAACCGGAGCAAATCGTTCATCGCCTTGCCCGAGGCGGCCTTGCCTTCGGGGTTGTGCAGCATCCGCATGAATGCTTCGACTTCCGAATTGATCGGATTGAGAATGTCCTGTTGCGCCAGCGCCGTCTTTAGATCGCTGTTGGATGCCCGGATGTCGGCTGTCCGCTTGACAGCTTCCATCAGCGATTTGGTCGCATCGAGGTTAGCCTGGATTTCCCCCGACTTGGCCCGCGCTCGCATCTTGGCCCATGCCGGCGCGACGTTGAGCAAGGCTTGACTGACCGAGCGGACCGCATCATCAGTCGATTCCGTGATCCGATTCGTCATCGCCGGATCGCCATAGGCGGCATTGAACACCGCGTTCCTGATCCGCCTCGCTCCTGCCTGGGAGAGATTGCCCTGCGCGTCCACTAGCTTGTTCTGCTGCGCCGCCGGCAGCGCCGCGATGAAAGCCTGATGGAAGGCGCTATTCGACCGGCCGGCGATGTCGGTCGCATTGACCAACTTTTCCATGACTTGCGGCGTCATGATGTCGGTGTCGGCCTGGGCCTGTTCCACTTCCGACATTTCCGCCGTGGTCGCCTCGTTCGCCTCGATCGCAAATTGCCGGCGCTGTTCCGGTGTCATCGGCGTGGTCCGACGGCGGATCAGGACCGGGGCCTTCATGCCCTCGATGTCATAGCCCTCGGATTTGAGCCAATCGTTATATCGCTGGCGTCCCTCGGGGCTTAAACCGCGAAGCGCCATGATCCGACCGTTGCCCGTCTCGGCCATGTTATCGGGACCGAGAATCGGCGATCCGCGATCGGCCTGCGGCGACGATCCGAGCCATTCCGGCCGAAGGTTCGCCCTGATGTCCTCCACTTGGGTTTCGAGGCCGATCCTGCCGCCGCGCTGCCGAGGCTGGATCGCAGGGTCATAGCCCTTCTTGTCCGAAGTCAGGATGTCATCGGCTTCCATGACCTCGAATTCGGTGTCGATCGTCGTGCCTCGGGCCGTCGTCGTCTGTTCCGTCTTGCCGGTCGGCCTGCCCCTGACCGGAGCGGCGGCAGGCGGCGGCGTCTCGCCGGTTTGTGGTGCGGTTGTAGTGACAACCGGCGGCGTCTCGCCGGTTTGTGGTGCGGTTGTCACTACAGGCGGCGTCTCGGCTGCCGGCGCGGTAGTCGGCGGCGGCGAGGGGAGCGCCGCCGCCGGTTGCCCCGCTGTGGCCTGGGGAGGCGTTTCAGTCGCGGGGGTCGTCACAGGGGCCGGGGGAACCTCTGTCGGTTCCTTGGCCGTTGTAGATACCGGCGGCGGGGGAGAGACAGGTATTGCTCCCGCCGCCGCCGGCTGCGCTGCCTGGGTCGGTGCCGCCGAAGCCGCAGGCGTTCGCCCTGGTTCCGCACCGAGCGGAATTTCAGGAGTCTTAGCTCCGGGTTGAGCGGCAACAACCCCGGCTTGGACAACGCCAGGGACCGCGCCGCCGATCGTCTCGCCAGCGATCCCGCCAGGAGTGATCTTACCCTCGATCGCCAATTGCTTCGCCGTTTCACCGGCCGCACCGCCGGCAGGCTCGGCGACCAATTCCGCGCCCGTCGCCGCGATTCTCCCCATCGGCCCATGAGGGGCAAACTTGGACAGCTTTCCGAAGATGCCGCCGGTTACACCTTCGACCACGGAAATGATGCCGGCGGCTCGGGCTGCATCACGCAGGACCGCCTCGCCATCGGGGCCGTTCATCAAGGCATAGACCCCTGCCGCATCCTCGGGGTTCACTCCGCGCCGCTGGATTTGTTCGATGATCGCCGGGGCGAATTCATTGCCATAAGCCGCCGCGCCGCTCGCCAAGGCCGCGCCTGGAACACCGCCGAGCGCACCGCCGACGATGGTTGCCCCGATCTGCGGAACCATCGCCGGGGCCGATTGCAGCATGAAAGACCGCGTGGCCCCATAAGGATCGGATCGAAACGCGGTCAGGATGTCCGACCAATTACCGGCGGCTCCGATCGCTTCTGATGCCGGGTTCTTTGGAATCTTAGCGATCGCCGCTTCCTGCTCGGCGATGTCGATCACAGCCGAGGCGAGGTCTTTCCGAGCTTCGGTCTTGACCGCCTCTCGGGTAGGCTCTGCCGCTGTGACAGCCGCGCCGAGATTGGCAAGCTCGCGCCGATCCATTTCCGCAAGCTCGATCGGATCGATGCCGCCGCCGAATTCACGGCGCTGTTGCTGGCGCAAAAGTGTCTGATCGAGAATCGCCTGCCCCGGATCAGCGGCAAGCTCCCTCGCCGCGCCGGCTGCCCTGAATCCCGGCAAGGTTTCCTGCAACCGCCTGACACCAATTTCAAGATCGCCGAGCGCCGAGGATTCATCCGGCGCGGCCAAGGCATTGCTCAAAACCATTTGATTCAGATCGCGAGGCCCCGCAGGAACCGGCTCGGGTCGCGTCGGAGCCGGGGCCATCCCTGGCAAGAATTGCGCGGCGAAGGACCGCAGGGTTGCCGGCGATCGAGATTGCATCAGATCGTCAGGAATCTGGCTTGCGACAAGATCACCTAGACCGGGGCCATCCGGTTCAGGCGCGGGTGCAGAGACAGCCCAATTCCGTTCCCACGGCGCTTTTGCCGTCGGCATCGGAGCGGCCGGCGCTGCCGCTGGCGGCGGGGCCGCTGGCAACAAGTCCGCTGGCGACATGGCCGGCGGCGGAGCCGCTTGGGGGATCGCCCAATTCCGTTCCCAAGGATTCGCCATCTATCGCCCCTTACCGACTGGACGCCAGTTTTTGAAATCGAAGGGGTCGCCGCCCTTGTAAACATGACCGTCAACAACTGTGCCGATCGGCGGCAACGGTTCAGCGGGTTCATCCGTCACCACTGGCTCTGCCGCTGCCGCTTCACCCTCGGCCGGTGCCGGTGCCGGTGCCGGTGCCGGTGTAGTCAAGGAATCGCTTAACAGCGGGCTTTGCAACGTCCCTGGCACCGCTGGCGTATCCGTGAACCAACCTTCCTCTCCTGGCGTTCCCTTCGTCCACGTCGGATCGTTCTCGGTCATCACCGCCTCGAAAGCCGCCTGCTCATCGAGCCCTTCGGTCCGCATTTTTTCAAAGACAAGAGGCGTGGCAGAATCCAAGAAATCATAAAGCTGCGCCTGGGCTTCGGGCTTTAGAACCGTCTTGTTGCCAACCACTTTCCACGCCTCGGGGTCGTCAAGCAACTTGCGCTGCAAGCTCCCCAAGATCGCTTTGTCGATTCGGTTCTGAGTCGCGAGGTTGATCTTGGTCGGCGTGCCGCCTGTCGCCGATCGCCGGTTCTTTTCCGCCGATGCTGTCCGCTGATCGGCGAGTGCAATCAGGGCATCGACTTTCGGCTGTGTCAGCGCCGTCGTCTGCCCTGTCTTGGCTTCCAAGTCCGCGATCTGTGCGCCCTTGTAATTGATGTTGGCCTGTTCCTCGGGGCTTGTGAATCCTTCCTTCCAGCGCGTATCCCTGGACCCAACATCGGTTCCATACATCGAACCGACCAAAGACTGATCGGCGGCATAGCGACGCGCCGCCGCGCTGATATTGGCAACGCCAGTCGCTTGTTCATAAGCCGCTGACTGAATGTCATCGCGAATAAGCTGGCCTTCCTCTGGCGTGGCGGCGAATTTCTCACCGGGCATCTTGCCTGCCAGCACAAGGGCCTGTCGCATACTGGCCGGTGTCCCTTCCGCAACATAGGTATTGATGTTGCCGATTTGACCGGCCTTAGCGATGTCATCACCAGCCTTCAAATCGGTCAGGAAAATTTGACCAAGACCGGGATCGGGGGTTCCACCCTCGGCAAGATATTTGGCATAGGCCGGTCCATACCGCTGCCTCAACGCTGCAAGATTCTGCGCTTCGGTCAGGCCAAATTGCTCATTCGCCGTCTTGGCGCGGGCGAGTTCGGCAGCGGCAATGCTGGCGTCGTCCTGAGCATTGCCGAAGATCGCCGATGTCAGATTGTCAATGCCCGCCGTGATGCCAGGATAAGCATTGGCCCCGCCATAGCGATTGCTCCGATAGCCGACCATTGAGGCCCCCTAATACTGAAACTTCGTTCGCGCCAATTGGATTTGCGTCGGTGTCATCTTCGATTGCGGCATCACCGAGTTCGGCATGAAGTTCATGGCCGGGATGAACGAGGCGAGCGATTGCAGCGGATTGCCGCCCGAGAAGATCGAGGACAGGAACCCGCCACTCATGCCGGTCGGGCCAGCGGGAGAACCCGCTGTAATCGGCACGTTCGCCGCCACACTCGGCCCGCCGCCGCCCATCACCGAGCCTGTTCCGCTCGCGCCGCCCGCTGCGCCCGCGCCCGCGCCGACACCGGACAGGCCGCCCATCAGCGCCATGTCGCCGAGGCTAGACATGATGTTCGCGATCATTTCTGGCGTGGCACCATCGGCGAGCGCATCCTGCATCCGTTGCTTCATCGGACCTTCCAGCCCCGCCATGAAGTCGCCATACTTGGCGGCATCCGTTAATCCTCGATTGAGCGCGATGTTCTGGCCGGTCAAAATGTCGCCAAAGGATCGCAACCCCGCCAGGGCAGTATCCTGTTGCCCGAGATAGGCGGCAGATTGCGCCGCCAAGTCTTTGCTAAGGCCCGTCACCATCGGTTGATTCGTGGCCGCAGCGACATCCCGACCGCCAGGAGTCGCCATCCGATTCTGCGCCGCATAATCCTTCTTGGTCGCGACTTCCGAGGCAGCCTGTTGCTTTGTGAAATCGGCAGCATTGGATTGCGTCTTTAGCGCGGCCTGTTGGGACTTGGCTTCCAACTCCCGTCGCCGCTCATTGTAGTCCTGCATCGCCGACGACTGTGCGCTCCTAACATCGCTGTCGGCCTTCTTCTGCATGAAAAAGGAACCGACTTTGAGCGCCGCCGCCAGCGGCAATAGCCACATCATGACCGTTCTCCTATGCCGTAATGGTTTGCGACGATCCGCCACCGACGATGTTCGATATGCCCATGTCGAAGGCAGCTTGCTTGCGCCGCTCTAACTCGGCCTGGGTCGCCAGCGCCGACGTAGCGTCGGTGAATACCATTTCCAACGGGCTGAACGATGGCGGCGTGGTCAATGCCTTCGCCTGCATCCCGGCCTGACTCGCCGCCGTCGCCGGATTAGCCGAGGCTTGTGCCATCGCAATCAAATTTGACTCAAGGCCCGAAACGGCTTGGCGCTGCGAGTTGGCGACATCCTTGGCCTTGTCGATAACCGTCCGCTTCTGGATTCTCATCTTTTCCAAAAGATCACTTTGCTCCTTGGCCCGGACAGACGAATTCTGTCCAAGCAATCCCTGCCGCGCCAGCGCGAAAGTCAAAGCCTCATCGGCATCGCCATATTGCTTCTCAAGCTGCGGGTTCATGTAATCCTTGTAGGAAGTTTGGAGCTTGTTGAAATAGGCGTTGTTGAATTGCGGATCATACTTTTTCGCCGAGAACACCTTGCCCTGGCCGATCATCTTTTTCAGCCCCGCCAAGGTGACAAAATGCCCTTCGGCATCGGAACCTCCGAGACGAATGCGATCCCCCGACGGATCGGTATAGATCGCCCCTGGCTTATATGCCTTCGCGACTTCGCGGCCCTTGCCGCCGTAAAGAATGGCCCGGATGGTTTGCGTCGCCTGATCGATGCGATCCTGGCGCTGCGCTTCCTCTTGCATCATTTCTTTGCCGTAGTCTTTTGGCATGACCGTTCTCCCTACCGGGCTTCCTCGGTTTCATTGTAGTGAACGCTGATCTTGCCGACTTTCGCTTGGCCGACGCCGACCGATTCCATGTAAACGGAAATATGCGTCGTCTCGCAATCAATGCCGATCTGATCGCGTGGATAGGTGACTTCGCTGATGTTCCCGAGGGTGTCGAACGTCGCCGGCAAATTCGGGTCTTGCGCGATCTTCGTGACCCATGACCCTTCGACAGCCGCATCGATCCCGTAGAATTTCTTTTTCGTCGCCGGCTTGTTGGCGTCGAGGAAGGGGATTTGCAGCTTGGCAGCCGTGGCGTCAAATTGGTCGCCCTCGATCCCGCCATAGGAGTAGATTTTTTCGCCGCTTCGGAAATAGATCGCCTGCGATGTCGTCCAGATATGCTCAACATCGAACGGCAGATTGTAGATCGACCATGCGGAAATTTTGCTGGACGAAAAGAACGAATAGACAAACACCTTCTGTCCGACGAACAGCATGAACCGCCCGTCTTGCGGTTCAATCGTTCCCCATGCCCGGTTGACCTGGGAATCCAGCAACGTCGCAAGATACTGCTGCACGATGGTATCGATCGCCGTCCCGATGTCGGTCGTGTAGGCAGCATTCGTATTGGCCCGCGCCCGCAGCGATCGAATGCCGGAATGCTCCAAGAAAAAGACATCGGCATCGCCGAATTGCGTCACCGACCGGGACGCATTGGTCCCGACGTTATCGAGGACTTGAATGAGCGCATTTTTGGCCGGGTCAACATCGAGATACCAAATGAAAATCGTCTCGGGCGTGAACACCGCGACATTCGTGTAATACTCGGCCATCGAAGTGACGACTTGCCGCGCCCTCGATTTGGTCGCGATGTCGATAGAGCCAGCGCCGGTATCTGGAACAGCCGGGTCCCACTTCGTCGCGTCATTGACCTTGGAGAAATACAAGATCGCACCAGACGGGGCATACATCTTGTCGCCATAGGTCTTGGCGTAGCGGCCTGCTGCCCGACCGACATCAGAACCGCCTCGGGTCAAATTGCTTGGGGCTGTGACCGGCCAAGCAAAGGTCAGCGTCACGGTTCCGGTTTTTACAAACGTGACCGCCTTGCCATTTTGATTCGCGCCGAGCAACGTCGAATAGATGGTGACAATCGGCGAAGCGGTTCCGGTCTTGGCTGCCGTGTAATCCGGGCTGGATAGCTTCTGATTGATCTGTGTCGCAATCTGCTGTGCCAGCTTGTTCCGATCGGTCGTCGATCCCGAAAGCAAAGTCAGCGTCTTGCCCAAAATTTCAACGCCGGCAACCTTGATGCTTGTGATGGTTCCGCTCGATCCATCCACGCGGAATGGGCAATAGGCGCGGACCCCGGCGAAGTAATTCACTTCTTTCGCAGGCAGCCAAAAGGTAGTTGCGGAGTCTTTTCCAGTCGTGACGTAATGCTGAATCGCACCGCCAACATCGGCGATAATATGGAGGCCCTGCCCGAAACGGTCCACATCGATGACTTCGTTCACATCATCAGTGATCGCCGTCCCATCATTCTTGACCAACTGACAATACTGAACATTCTCCATCGGCTGACCTGGGGCAAAATGCGTCCCGAAGATGGTCGCGATGCCACCATCCTCCATGTAGAGGCCCTTGCCATCGGTCGTGACATCCATGATCGCGGTCAGATCGATTTCCTCGATCCACGCCTTGCGCTTCTCGAATTCACCGCCTCGCGTGATATGGCCGTCCTCGGCGACGATCAATGCTCCCGCAGGCGTCGTCGCGGGCATCCGCCGCGTATCGAGGCCCTTCTGGAAGTCATCGATCGTCAAATAGGGCATGGCTAGTTAAACGAAGGCAGGGGCGCTCCTGCGACTTGCAGAAGCAACAGGATGGCGACCAAGGCGACGATCACCACGCAAAGAATTTTGATCCAGCGATTGATTGGCGATGGAATCGGGATGGCATCAACCACCCAATAGATGATGCCGACGATGATCCCGAGGACCAACAAGTAGATGAGCAACGTGATTAGAGACATGACCATGATCGTTCTCCCTAGACTGAAACACCTTTGGGCAATGGCGAAGCAATGATGACTTGGCTGCGATCGGCCGGGTCATCGCCGACCATATCGACATAGCCGGTCTTGTAGCCCTTGGACCGCAGCCTGAAATAAAGCTGCTGCGCTTGTTGCAGCTTGGCCGTGGAGTCGGACTGTTTCAGCGGCGAGAGCAATTCCGCCGCCGTATAGAGCGAAACCAGGGTGTCATCGATTTCAAAGCGATCGACATCATTGACCGGCCTTTTGATCCGACGAATCCCCTGCACCATTACCCGGCCTTCCCAATTGTCGCCGGTTCCCGAAGCGACCGACGGCACCGGCCAGATTTCGATGTTGTTCACGTCATCGACCGTCGCGTTGTTGCCGTCCGTCGGTTCCTCGCCGATCGCCCACTTTTCGGGCGGCCATCCCGATTCGCCGGCAGGGCTGTTGTAGATCGAGTAATCGCCGAAGTTGACGCCGTAGCTCAATGGCGTCCACTTACCGCCCTGGTAGAGCAACAACCCTGTGATCCGGTCGAATGCGATGTCAGCGGGGCAAGCGTAGTAGCGAACATTCGGGGCCAGCACGATCGGGCGCTTGACCTTCAAATGCTCCCAATCCCATTCGGTATAGAGGCGATCTTGAACGCGCCCTAGAGCTTGGACATGGCTCGCCCGCACGTTGCCCATATGAGCCGGATTGACCGACATCCGCATTTCGCTGGCGAGCTTCACCAGCATGTCGCCGAGCGTCGTGCCGCGAGCCATGTTCGCCCCCTCTAGGCTGCCTTGTTCTCGTCCTCGTCCTCATCCTCATCTTCGGGGTCATCATCCGATGGCCCGTCATCATCGGGCTTCGGATCAGGCCCATCGAGTTCAAGGCTCTCTGCATTGTTCCCCCTGGTATCGTCAGGGTCGATGACCGGCTGCCGATCGGGGCCAGTCGCGAATAGCGAATCCCCAAGGCCGGAATGCTGCGCCAGATTCTTGAAGGTCTTGGGCAGAGCGCCGCCGAATTCCATCCACATATCTTCGATGAACGATTCCGCGCCGGCCCAACGAAGGCGAAGGCGATTCCGTTCCTCGATCGAATTGAAGCTCTTGCCCTTGCGGATGTTGCGAATGCCGGAAACGCTCGAATGCCCATGCGCTCGCAAGAGGAAAGCAACCTCGGGCGGGGTCACTCCGATGATGCGAGCGATGTTGTTCTTGTCATTACCAATCGTCAGATCGATGTCTGCGAGTTCCATGTTGGTATCTCCTGTCTAGGCTTGCACGAATCAACCCGGAGCGACGTTTAGATCGCTCCGGGGCCTCTAGTCCAACTCTCCTGCGGAATGCAGTTAGGCGATGCTGAACACCGCCGACGAATTCAGGCGACGGGCAACAAGCTGCCCGGTGTAGGTCCGCGACTTGTAGAGCGCATACACATTCGTCGGCCTTGCCGGCGCATGGTCACGCTCCCACTCGCCTTCCATCGCATGAACGTAGATGTCGCGGCTGTCATAGACATACATCCGCTTCGATCCGTTCCCGATGACGCCCGAAGCGCCGAGGTCATCGAGTGTCGGGTCGTATTGGATTTTCATGCCGTTGTAGGAAATCTCGGCGATGCTGATGTCCATGGTCGAGGGCTTCGACCAACCGATGTTCGTGTATTCGCCCTTGCCGTAGAGTTCGGCCACCAGGGCGTCGAGGAAGTCCGATCCGGCCAGGAAGGTATCGGGCCGCCCGCCATAGCGCCGAAGTTGGCGCATAACGGAGTGAACGACCAAAGCGACCGACACGCCAGGGGTAGCGATGCCGAGGACCGCCTTGTTCCGCCACCACGGATTGAGGGCACGATCGATGCCGCCTGTCACACCGACAGCGGGAACATCGCTGATGAAGTAGGCGATGCCATACATGGACTTCGCTGTGACCGGGGTTGCCCGGTAGAACATTTCGTTCATGTCGCGCATCGAGATTTCATCGAACGACTCGATCTTGTCGAGCATCAAGTCGCTGATGATTTGCTTTTCGCGATCGCTGATCGCCGACGTGCCGTCGGGAACCGCAGAGTCCGTGACCGACAGGCCGTTCATCTTCAACTCGGTGAACGTCATGTTCCAGCCGGCGGTCAGTTCCTTCCACGCATACTTGGCCTGCTGGATGTCGGCGATCCGCCCGTAATCGACCGGATCATCGTGGCTGTAGCCCTTGAGACGCCCGCCGACGCCAGCGGCAACCGGATTGCCCGACGAATCGAGAATGCGGTAATTGCCTTTGACGTTGATGGCGATGTCGCCCTTGCCGCCGGGGAGATTCTTTTTCCCGGTCGTGAGTTTCAGGAGATTGGGCTTGTCCTGAATCGATTGCGCGATCGGCTTGCCGCGATAATAGAAATCGAGCAAGGACACCGCAATGGAGTCCAATTCGGCCTGTGAGAAAGCCATTTGTTAGCTCCCATGAACGCGAGCCAACGCCTGATTGACGGCCTCCAATGGAGATTTAGCGGCAGGCGTGGCATTGATGACACGCCGGGACGCGGGTTGCTTTGCTGTGCTGGACCTCGCCGGGAGCATCGCCTTCAATTGCTTGTTCACATCGGCATAGGCTTGCTCGGCCATTGCCTTTGCACCTTCCACAGTCGATGGCTGTCCCTTTGTCGCCGCAAGCACCGCAAGGCGATCACGCACCAGCGGGGCTTTACGGATATAGTCAGGATCGGTTTCCAACAGGGTTTTCTCATAGCTATTGACCGCCGTGACGATGGCATTTTTTGCTTGAAGCTGGACAGATTCGACTGTCCTGGCTTCACGCCGCTCGCTGACTTCGGCCTTGCCCCTCGCCTCGGCGAGTTCCTTGGCTGATGCCTCATCGAGCAAACCATCCTCAACCCGCTTTGCCAGATCGGGCGGCAAAGACAATCCGACCGCCCGCTTCGCCGCCTCGATCCATTCCTCCATCTTGCTGATGGCATCGGTTGGATTCGAGGAAAAGTGAATCGGGAAGGCGAAGAAATCCGCCCACTCTTTCGGGTCGCCGCCGAGGTCATGGATGGCCTGATTCAGCCTGACCATGTTTTCGGCGATCGGCTTCAATCGCTTGTTCTCATCGACCAATTCTTGAAAGCGGGCGATGGTCCCAAGATTCTTCTCGCCGGCAAGCTGCCTCGCCGCCGCAAGAATTGCGTCATCAGTCGGCTGATCGCCGGCCGGTGCCGCTGCTACCTTGTCAGATTTTTCCTGGCTTTCCGCTGTGTCGGTGGACGGGGCCGACGCATCCGATGGAGCTTTCGGACGGTGCAGATCAATCGCGGCCTGCACAACGTCAATCGCTTTTTCCTCGGGCTGCTTTTCTACGTCCTGGGGCTTGTCGGTTGCCGAGTCCGACGGTGCGGCTTCGCCAGGGGTCGATGCTGGCTGTTCGACCGTGGTTTCCTCCGATGGGCCGGGAGACGATTCCGGCTGCGTTCCGTCTTTGTCGTCCATCGAGTTCCCCTGAAATGGTTAAGGCGATTTACTCCAAAAGGCAAAATCCGTCAAATTCCGTCAAATTTTGCCGCTTGACCGACGTGCTGATGTCGATACTTTAGGCGCTCCCAGGTTGGGTAGGACATGGCCCGGTGGGGCTAGGCTTGGATGGGTTTGGCGAGGCAGGCAAGACAAACAAACGGCGACGGGGCGACTCGTCGCCGTTCCTTATTGCATCAGTCCGCTATAGTCATGGTTCGACCGCATCGGCGGCAAAGAGCCGCCCGCTGGCGTAGGCTGCGGCTGATTCTGTGCGCCCTGCAACCCCTGCGCCTGTGGCGCTTGCGCCTGTGGCTGCGGCGCTGGACCGCCGCCAGGAGAGGCGCTTGTTGCCGGCGCACCGCCGACCTTTGACAGCATCGTGTTCTGTGCCGTGATCGAGGCGGCACCGGGCAGCATGGCCTCATCCATATCGATCGAGTCGTCCACAGATTCGACCATCGTTCGGATAAGCCAGGATGGATTGACGCCAGGGATTTGCAGCATCATCGGCGCGAGCCGTTCCAACGCCTGCTGGCGGAGCGCCTTATTCGGCCTGCCGTTCGATCCGGCCACGATGTCGAGGCTGATTTCCTTCATGATCTGCGACCGCGACAACTCGGGCCAAACCGCATTGTCGCCGGCAATCTCGATCACGGTTTCGAGAGACAGATTGAACAGCATGACCTTGCCGAAATCGGAAGCGAGCAAAGACAGATATTCGTTCAACTCATCGACTTCCGCCTCGGTGACAACCGTTCGCGATCCCTGCGCGATCGCCTCGCCCGTCGCCGTCGCATCGCCAGCCATGCCAAGGCCGGTTTCCGATGAGCCGACCGACAGGTAGATGTCATTCATCTGATCCTGAATTTGATAGAGGTTCGGGTCGATTCCCTGCACCGGCAGCTTTTGCAAGACTTCCTCGGCTTTTTGGCCGGGTAGCAGGGCATTCAGCTTCACGATCGCATGGGCAGGCCGATTCGCTAGGAGCTTTTCATCTTCCTCCGACAGCATTCCAGTCGGCGTCATGTAGCCCGGACGCGCCGCCCGGCGATGCTCGCGAAGGCCCTGGCGGGCGCGGTTAATCTCATCCTGGGGATGGCGCATGATCCGCACGTCGGACGGCGGGAAGATTTTGACCGGATGGGTCAACTCATTGAACACCAGCGGATAGACCGGGAAAAACTGCTCCACGAAAACATCCGGCTCATGCGGCGCTGTCAGGAAGTCACAGTAACCGTCGGCGATCACGAATTCCAGCCCGAGCGGGCGATACCAAAGAATCCAGACGCAAACCATATCCTTGCGCTTCTCCCTGATTTCAGCGCGAGGATTGTTCTTGTAGTCGCGGGCCGCCGTTGAATACGGCGTATATTTGTTGCCGCCATCGGACGTGGATGCTTGGGTTCCCGAGACATCAACGCCGTAGATTTCTTTGACCTCATCCGGGGTCAAGAAAATTTCCTCTGCCAAGAAGTCAGCGCCGACCCAATGCTTCAATGAAACGCATTGCGGATCAGGGATGATCGCGGTCGGGAATGGGAAATCGATCACCATGCCCTCGCGCACTATCAACTCGGGCTGTGCTTGAAGCGCCTGCATCCCGAGGCGCAATTCCTCGGCATCGGCATCATCGGTCGTGATGTCGCCTTCCTTCAATTCCTGCGACAGCCGTTCCATGTGCGCGATCTGCACAGTCGAATCGGCAATATCCGCCGAGGCATCGGGTCGGCGCTCGCCCTCGCGCTGGAATCCGAGCTTCGTGTAACCGATCCCGCAAGTGATCGAGGTTCGGACACAAGCCTTCATCAAATCCTTGAACGGCGGGATTTGCTCGCCTGTGTAATAGTCCCACAGGGATTCCATCGTCTTGCCGAGGCGGCGAAGCATCTTGTGCCGCGCCTTGAAAATCTCGACTTCCTGCAAGATCGCGATCGATTCCGGCGATGGCATCATGGGATTCATCATTCCAGCGCCCATTGGATCAGCCGGCATTGGCCCCTGTGTCTGCATTTGGCCCATAGCCTCGGGCGGCATTTGCCCGTTGCCCGCTGGCGCTCCGGGCTGTGGCTGCATCGGCGCTTGTGGCGGTATCCCGAGCATCGCCTGCTGCGCCATCATCATTTCCTGCTGCGCCTGCTGTAGCGTCTCGGGCGAGCCGTCCCACACGGCGAATTCGACTTTCGGCCGAATCTTGGCTTGAACCTTTGGGTTCTTGGCGTAAAGCTCGGCGGTCTTTTGCTTGACATGCCGCTGTGTCACGTTGACACGGTAATTATCCTTCGGCCAATTCTTTGACGCGCCAGTCCAAGCAACTTCCATGTCGTCGTGCATGGCCCGAAAGTCATCATCGAAATACTTTTTTGCTCCCTTGATGTCAGCGGATAGCCGCTGGACTAGCGCCTTGCGAGCCTCGGGAGTTTCGAGTTCTTCGTTTTTTACATACATAGCCCTTACCACCCATCGCTAGGCCGGTCGCGATCTTCGGCCTGTTTGAATCTCTGTTTCCACCAGCCCCACGTTCCCTCTGCCGCCTCGGTGTTCGGCGGAGCTTCCCGCTTGGCGATGATTGCGTGAACCTTCGCCGACAAATGGGAAATGGTATCGACAAAATCGTCATTGTTCCCATGCGGGAATTGCAGCAATTCGTGCATGGCCCTGTTCGTCCACAAAGCCGCCCGAGGGAACATGACGCGCTTCGTGGACATCAAACCCTGCGCCGATCGCGCTCGCTGTTCTTTCGAGGCGGCAGGGACAACGTAGTCGATATTGAGGACAATGGCCCGCTCTTGCTTGCGCTTTTCCAGCCAGGGTCCGATGGCCTTCGTGATATGGCCCTTCTCGGCCCACCACCAGATCGGTTTCCAGCGGAGCGCCATGTCCAGCATCGCTTCGACCACAACGCCGGTATCCTTGCGATCCCACCAGCAATCGAGCAACCACAGCTTTTTCGCCGGACAGATACCGGCGATGAGCATCACGGTCGCATCGTGCTTCAATGTCTCGCCGACGGCGTGATCGCTGGCGGCATAAATCCGCATCTTGGACACGTCGGGCCGATCATCCTTGTTGTAGAGGCTGATCCAATCGCGCCGGAAATAAGTGCCATCATCGGGCGACGGCTTTTGCTGATAGAGCGCCGAGAATCCCCGAGGGTCGAGGCGCTTTTGTTGCTCTAGGAATTCGACCGAGAACCGAGACGGCCACAGAGCTTCATGCGGCGTGCGCCCGAGAATGTCGCCGACTTCGGCCAGCGCGGGCAACAGGATCACCTTCCATCGCTTCGCTTCCTCGGGGTCATAGGCCGGGTTATTCGGATCGGTCAACCGGCCGATATGATCGTCGGAATGCCAGCGGGTATTGATGAGAACGGTCCTCGATTGATTCTGTCGCCGCGTCATGAACACCTTGGTAAACCACTTCCAAGCAACTTCGCGGATGATGTCGGAATCCGCCTCGGCGGCATCCTTGAACAGATCGTCGCAAACCCCGACGCGATCATAGCCGCGTCCGGTCAGCGCACCCTTGCGCCCGACGAAATAGAGCGAGCCTTTCATGGTCGAGGTCATCTTGCGCGATGACTTCGCACCCTTGCGGAGCATGAAGGCCGGAAACACTTCACCGAATAGCGGGTTGTTCAAAATCTCATCGCGAATTGCCGAGCCGACTTCCATCGCGTAGTCGCCGTTGTAGGACGCATAGGCCGAGTTCCCATCGGGATGACGGCCCTCGGTCCATGCGATGTAATTTTTGAGCAACATGGTCTTGCCGTGGCGCGGCGGCACGCAAATGATAAGGTTTGAAAACTCGCCATATTCCAATTGCTGCAAGGCCATCGCCGTCGATCGATGGAATGGTTCGGGCTTGTAGAGCGATCGATGGATGTCGCCCGGAAACTCGGGGTCCAAATTCATCAGCTTAATGAAATGGATCAGATCATCCCTGGCCTTTTCAATGTCAGGGGCGAGCTTCGTGATGATCCGATCCCATTCCTTCGCCGCAAATTCTTCCTCTGTCAGAACGTCATCGCCCTCCGGTTCTGGCGCCGGCCTTGGGATAAAAGGAAGGATCACAGCCGTCGGCTGTGCGATCGGCTGTCCATCCAAATCCTGCGGCCCCCATCCATCATTCATTCGACAAATCCACTTGGCCTTTCCCGAGGCGGTCCTACGTTGAGGTTCAAGTCCCGCCCGATCGGCGGGATCGTGACATCGGTTGTTCCATACGCATTGCGGCAGAACATGAAACAGAACGGGCTTTGCACCACAACATCTTGGTCGCTCGCGCATCCTCCGATCATCAGGCTAACGGCGAGAACGAGGCCCCGCATGGGTCGCCTTGCCTTTCCGCTTCGGCAATTGCTTCCATCCGCGCTTCTTGTCCGCCTTGTGCCATTCCTTCGCCATCGACTGACCGATGCCGAGCGAATCGGCCAGCTTCGGATTATGCGCCGCCGCTGCCATGAGTTTTGCCTGCGCTTGACTGGATGACGGCATGGCTAGTTTCCTGTTGGCGTGAACACCGGCCCCGCCGTCTGAGCCGCCGATTCCTCCAAGGTGCGAAAGTAAACCAGGGACACGCGGCTAATCCGATGCTGGACCGGGAACGTCTCGAATGGAACGATTGCCACTCGGCTGACTCGATGACTGACCGCGAACGTCTCGAAACTGACCGCCGCTGCCCTGGTGACGCGATGCTCTGTCATGTGATTCTCGTCGCCCCGACTTGGACGCCGTTGATGTCGGCTACGCTCCACGGAATGCTGGCCGGTGTATCGCCCAACATCAGCTTGTCGGTCGTGTAGTTGCCTCCGGTCGGTGCCAGCGTCGGGCCATTTTGCGTGACGCCTGCCGCCTTGACATCGATCCGGGCTGTGCAGGCCCCGGCATCGTCCTTCTCATGCACAATCTCGGCATAGGCCGCGATGATGGCCGACGGAGCGCCGACGATCGAAGCCATGTTCACCAGGAACGAGGCTGGCGCTGCCGCGCTGACGCGGGTTGCATCGCCATCATGCGTGGCCGGATCATCGAGTTCCGACGCCAGGGTGCCGCCGCCCAAGGCAACATAGCCCGATAGATCGCCATTGGCATTCGGGATCAACCGTTCGGCGCGGCAAGGCGGGATATGATCGACAATGCCATCGCCCGCCGTGGTGTTCGCGACGATCCACGATGATAGATGGATGTCGGAATTGCCGTCGCACAGGAAGCCAGCGGGAATATCGCTTGTGCCAGCATTCTTTGTGTCGGCCCCGGTAAAGCTGATGTCGGTGATGCCATCGACCTTGAGTTCAAGGAATCCGGTCGTGTCGTGAATTTTCCCCTTGAGAGAAAACCAGTAAGTCGCGCCGTCCTGAAAAACTTTGGTGCCCTTGACGTTGCCCGCACCCGGAACGATGGCTGTGCCGTTGCGCGTGGCTTCCAAGGTATCATCGCCCGCCAAGCGCAACCGGATATGCTCAACCGAATTGATGTCGCAAATCGAAATCCAGCGCGAGTTCGCCGCCGCCCAATTATTCATTTTGCAGCGGAAGGCATAGATGAAGGTGTCGCCCGCCACGAACCCGGTTGTGAATTTGATCGGCGTCGAGGCACCGACGCGAGCTTGCGGTCCGCCCCAAGGATCGGTGCCAACCAGGGTCCAGTTCGCGCCCCAGGAGAGAACAAGATTGGCATTGGTCCCGTAGCCGCCGAAGTCGTCCGCATTGAGCATCATGGCCTATTGCCTGTATCCGTGAATTGAAGCCGAGACATCGGCCAGGGTTGCGTCCTGCGCCGCTGGCGCGGTCAGGCGAAGGCGCTGACCAGGTGTCAGGGTGAAATTCCCGCCGCCAGCGACACCGGCCCCGACGAGGCTCGCAGCCGCAACGCGGATGGTGCCGATCAACGTCGCGCCATCGACCAAGGGATCGGTCGCATTGCCACCGCGCCACAGCTTGAAGTCGGCAATCGCGGTCGCCGCCGTCAGGCCGGTTATCAGCGTATCGGGCAGCCCGTCGATAAACGCGACTTCAGCATCCACGTTGATGTCGAGCATGACAGCACCCGCCGCAGGCTTTCCGGCCACGCGCCCGGTCAAGATCGGATAAGGGGTTTTCTGATTGACGAATTTGGTCCCATCGTGGCGGATGACATCGCCCTTTCCCGGTGCCGTGACCACAACTTCGACCGCGCCGCTGGCACCCTCGGCGATCACATGCCCGTAGAAGGCCGTTGCCGCGACACCGGCACCGAGGGTCTTGTTGCCCGACCCTGCCTGATCGGCATTGATATATGCCTCGTAATAGTCGGTGCCGTTCGCCTTGTCTTCGGTGTGGACCGCAACACCCATGCCGGTCGTCAGGACGCAATGCCGACGATCGCCCGCTAAGATCGCACCGTTTTTGTAAATCGCCGCGAAATAAGTGCGATTGGCGACGATGTTTCCGGTCATGTCGCCATAAAACCCGATGGCGATGTCGCCGGCCGGCGGCGTCCAACGGAATGTGACTGGATCGTAATACCCGCCGTTGTCATAGACTTCCTGATCGGGCTGCGCTGGATACCACGTCGCAGGCGCAATCGCCCAAGGGGTCGCTCGCGTGGCCTTGAAACCAACGACAGGGAGAACCGCTGGACCCAACACTTCCCACTTCAACGCATCGAACGCACCGACGGGATCAACGGCCACGATGCAGCGATAGATCGAATCGGCCTGGATGCACAAATCGCCGACCGCATATTTCCGAACCGCCGAATATTCCTCCAAACGCTGCGACATCAGGACCGACACGCCAGCGGCATCGGCCATGAACAATTTCTTGTCGGCAAGATTGCCGCTCAAAATCCCGTAGTCATCAGCGACCCCCGCAACAGGAGCCGCCCCGGTCAGCGACGATCGGCGATGTTTGATCTTGTCAGGCATAGGCCCCACCATCCAATGTCGCCGAGCCGAACGAGACAGCCCCGGCAACTACCTGGGCCGCGAACCCTGCCAATTTTACAAGATATGCCGCATTGCCACCGGCCGGATCAACCGCCTCACCGGCAACGCCAGCCTCGTAATCGGCAGGGAACGCAGCAAAGACCGTCGCCGGCGGAGCCAACTCAAGAGCCGTCAGCCGATTATTCTGAACGATCTGCTCCGCCTCGATCGCGTCAACACGCGAATCCATCGTGACCAGCAAACCCTCGATCGTATCCAGCCGAGAATCCAAAATGATGATCGCCGCCGCGCCATTCGAGGCCGATGTCTCAACCGCATCCAACCGAACATCCAATGCCTGAATGTCAGAATCCAATTCCTCAATCGCATCCTGAACATTCACCGAAACAATCGTGCCGCCAGGAACGAAACCAATATCCGCCGCCGTCAACGGATTGACCGACCCCTCGGTCACAATCCGCTGCGCCTCGACCGCCCACCAATGCGCCGAGAACCCCGATACCGACCCGTCCACATCATCCTGAACCGGACCATCCAACTTCTCAGCCCAATCGAACGACCGTAACCGACACAGGTTCGCCCGGTTCGCATCCTCCAACGCATGATTGGCCTGATCCACAGCCGTCGCTGACGAAGTGTCAGCCGATCCTGCAAAACCCTGCGCCTGATCCCGAGCCAATACAGCCGTCCCGGCATCCGCCGCCGCCGAGTTCGCCGAACCCTGCGAAGCAATAGCCGCAGCCTCGGAAGCTACCCGCGCATCCTCCGCAAGAACCGACGCCGAAGAAGCCGCGCCCGCCGACGCCGCAGCAGAATCAACCAATGGCTGAACGTCGCCGACCACAGCATCCGAAATCCCCTCCAATAAACCCGGCTTCAATTGCTCGGCACCCACAGACTGAACCGCCAAGCTGTTGTCCGCCTCGGTGATCGCTTGAAGCTTCGTGTTGTGAGAATCAATCGCTTGGCTGACCGCCAGCAATTCACTGTCCAGCCCCGCCCCGTCAATGAAACCACCAGGGGGAACCGGCAACGCCTGATCGGCGCTGAAATCCTTCGTCGGAACGTAGGTGTCGGGCATCAAATACCCCCTAGCCCTTGCAGCTAGGCAAGCCCCAATACACCAATTCTCGATTTGGCGCAAAACCCTCATGTTCCACATGAAACAACCCGCCAGAAGCTATGCGGAAAAAATTTGCGCGGATGGTGGGCATGAGAATCGCGAGCGCCGCTCGGCCGCCGGCAGGGGGGCGGCCGGCGTCGGCGGGGCCTGGGGCGGCGCTCGGCATCGCTTCGCCCGGCCGGCGGCGTGCCATGGTCGGCGCTCGCCTGCTGCACCATGCCTCGCGCCTGGGTCGAGGTCGCGGCGCTCCATGGCGCTCCATGGCCCCGCCAGGGTGCGGACTGACTCCGCCGGCATCGATGGCGCTCCCATCGCCTACCAGGGTCCATTGCGAGGCATTCCGCCGGCTGCGATCCGATCGGCGCTCCCATGTCGCCAAAGGCATCCGGCGGCGCTCGATTTGGCCGATCGCTGGCGATTAGGTCCGAAGCGGCCCTATATAGCGATAACCATACGGAACCGAAGGGCATTAACGGATTTCAGCCGCCGCGGCATTTTTCCAGAGTAGAGAACCGAAATAATACATATAGATAGATGTTAAATGCTGTCTTTTTTATACGGGAGGGATTTCAACCGCTTCACCTGTCAAAAACGTCGCTCCGGCTGAAATTCGTTAAGATTTCTACGTTTGCGACGTTTGCGACGTTTCTGCATTAGCGACGTTCGCGACATCCGCGACAAATTGACGCAATGTCAACTTGTGGCTTGATTCCTGTCAATCTGGCATTCATCTTCGCCATCGAAGGCAACAGCTAGATCGAGGTCCACAAATGGCGATGATTGACAAGGTTCCGGCGGATGCTCCGGCCGGTTCGTGCGTCTGTTTCAAGTGCTCGGGATCGGGCAAGTTCTATGCCGGCGGGATGGTTCTGAACGGCGTCTATACGGGCAAGATTGGCCCCTGCTATGGCTGCCGTGGGAAGGGCTGGCAATCGCCATCGGACAAGGCTCGGAACCGGGTTTATTGGCGTCACTATGCCCGGATTTCGCTGTAGGGATTGCAGCTAGAGCGCCGACTCCGCGTCGGCGTTCCCTGGTGCGATTTTGCATCGATTGTCGGAGGTTCCACTATGTCAACGGTTTTAGTCGAGGCTGCCGATCTGGCTGCCCGGTTTGGGTTGCTGGCGGTTTGCGTGTCCGTTCTGGCGCTTGCCATTGCTGGCGGCGCTGGCCTGTTCGATCGGAGGTAGTCATGGCCTGCATTGTTCATGATGGCCTGCGATGCTGCGTTGACTGTCTGGCATTCGCTGCCAATGGCGACATTCCCGAGGATCGGCCGGAATTGCCCGAGGTCTTGCGGGTGGCGTTCCCTGGCCTGCATTTGGTCCCGGCCGGCGTCGGCGATAATTACGAGGGCGAAGGGTTCTCATGGTCGGCGTGCGATTGCTGCGGTTCCCGGCTCGGGGGCGATCGCTGGCTGATGGCAACACTCGGCCCCGGCGATGAGGTCGAGGCGATCGAGGCGCAAGGGTCTTTGCTCTAGGGTTTGCAGCTAGAGCGCCGACTCCGCGTCGGCGCTCCATGGTGTCAATCCGACATCGCGACAAGGCAAGAGGTCCACAAATGATCCATCTGACCATTACGCAAGGCGATCCCCGCCGCCCCATGGCGTCAATCAATCCGGTCCCTGGCTATTCCTGGGTTGGCATCAATGGCGCGTCGTTCCTGTTCTACAATGGCGTCTTGGCGGTCGCGGTCGCCTGCCCGGTCGTATGGCGCGGACTGACATTCATGCACAAGGCGATCAAAGACTCCGGCCGCTGGTAGCAGCTAGAGCGCCGTCTAGGCCGGCGGCGCTCCATGGTGCTAATCCTGGCATCGCATTAGATCGAGGTTCCGAGCATGTGGTTAATGGACAAAAAAACGGTATCAATGCCGCTAGTATCCTGGCTGGCCCTGGCCTGGGTCGCCATCGGCATCGGGTTGATGCTGGCCGGCGTGATCTAGGCTGCGACAATCCGCCGCATTGCTGGCTTGTCGTATCTATGACAGATTGACACTCTAACTTTTTGAAAGGTTCCACAAGATGAAAAATCCTACTTTCGAGCATCGCCACTATAAGGCATTGGCTGCCATCATCGCAACCGTTCGGCAAGATAGCCGGGCGGATGCAAAGACCCTTGATCTATTGGCGGCGCATTTGGTGGTCGAGTTCAAGGCTGATAACGATCGATTCCAGCGCGATCGGTTCATGTCGGCTGCCAATGGCGAACCCTGCAATGGTCGCGATCGGGTGCGGGCTTGATCGTGATCCTGGCAATATGGGCGGCGATCGTTTCGGCGATCGCTGGCGCATATGTCGCGGTGGTCGAGGATCGATTAGACCGCGAGGCTTTGGAGCGCATTCGGCGGCGCAAGGGCTGATAGCTAGAGCGCCGTCTATTGGCGGCGCTCCATGGTGTCAATCCGACATCGATTGAGAATGAGGTTCCACAATGAATGCGAAGCATGATGCAATCGTGCAATTGGTAAATGCCATCGCCGAAGCGATCGCCGAGGCGGGGTCGCGAGGTATCCCGTCGGGGCATCTATACGCCGCATTGATGGGCAAGATGACTCTGGCGCAATTCGAGGCTTTGATTTCGCTGGCCGTCAAGGCTGGCAAGGTCAAGCGCGAAGGGTTCCTATTGCGTGCGGCATAGGTTGCCAGCTAGAGCGCCGACTCCGCGTCGGCGCTCCATGGTGTCAATCCGGCATCGTTATTAGACAAGAGGTCCACAATGGGCAAGGCGACATTTGGCACTATATCGCATGGCACGATGCGCTCATGCGATCTAATCGAGGCGTTCCTGTCGGCGCTCCGTGATCTGGATGATTCCGATCCAGAGAACATCGATGAGGCTCGGGCATTGG